TAGAAGCAGTAAATACAACTGTATCTAAACTTGCTCCAACCGATGCTCCTGTAGCATATCCTGTCAATGTTCCAGAATAAGAACCTGTTGCTGTTCCTGCGCCTGTTGTTGCTCCAACTGCTAAGTTTGCAAATGCAGTAGCTAATTGTGCAGCGGTAGTAGCAGCAGTAGAAGTGTAAGTAAGACCTCCTAAAATCATAGTTTGACCTGTAGTCAAAGCAACAAACTTAACTGTTGCAGTTTCAAATGTTCCTGAATTTCTTACCACTAAAATTCCATCTTGAGCTTCTAATGATTCACCAAGATTATTGATGAAAACACCAGTTGCGTAACGATTTCCAAAAGTGAAAATGTTTTGTGCTAAATAATCAACCGTAGATTGATTTCTAGTAGCATTCCTTTGAGTTGCGTATATGCTCATATCTTAATTAATTTAAAGTTTAAAATCAAATGCTGATTCAAGTTCTTTTTCCTCAGCCGTTTTGTCTTTACCATTATCTTCTGTTGGTGTTTCAGAAGTAGCAATTGGTTTCGCATTGTCAGCTTTTAAATCAGCAACTCTCCCTTTTTGTGCTATTGCAACTAAGAAAGCGTGTGATTGTGAAGCCGAAATAACACTTCCGTTTGAGATTCCTTCGGCAACTGCTTTTGGGTCAGCTTCGCTATACACCATCCACGATGCCACTCTCTCTTTTTCATTACTCACACCTTCTGCTAATATTTCAGAATATAGTTCAGGATGAGCCGATTTAAGTTCCTGTTTGTTCATTTTAATTGAATTTGAATTAATATTTGTTTTTGAATTATTATTTACGTTTGAGTCCGATAATATCATTGAAACGACTTCATCAAAACTTGCAATTCCATCTATAAATGTGCCAATGGCATCTTTTGAAAATGTAGTGTGACCATTATCGAATTTGCTTCCTTCCAACATTGGTCTATTTGATAAAACAGTAGCAATGAAATTTTCGTTTATTGGGTCTAGCAATTCATTTATAATTAAATCATAATTGTCGCTATTTATCGCATCTTCAAACCCTTTATTCTTAGCAGTAGATTTAGTAGCATATAGAACAATGTGTTTTTCTCCATCACTATCAACTGTTCCGTTTGGCTTTCCTGAAAACTGAATCATTGTTCCCACACTTCCCACAATATTCATCCCATCTTCTGAATAAATACCTGTACAAGCCGATATGATTCCGTATGCTGCCGATCCTGCCATTCCTCCTTTTTCAACTAATGCGTAAACAGGCTTTATTTCTTTTATACTGTTTATCGCATCAACCATCAATTGTACGGCTCCTGTTGCCCCTCCTCCTGAATCAGTTTTTATAACGAATCCTTTTACCCGTGAATCCTGTGACATTTGTAACATCAAATTTGAAATCTGCTTTGTTCCATTTGTCGAAGCACCACCATTCTTTGTGATTGGTCCATTAAGATTAATAACCCCAATTCCCTCAAAAGAATCGCTATTATTTAAATCCCACTTTTCACTTATGATTCTAGTATCATTTTTAATCTCCAAAAAACTAATTGAATTTAACTTAACTTCTGGAACATCCAAAACTACTCCATTCTGAAAATTCTTTAAGATTGAAGATAGGTGCATAAATGAAACTGCATCCACACTCCAAGGTGTTCCGTATATCTCTTTCGCTAATGGAAAATTCATAAATTTAGATTTAGGTATAATACAAAAAAATAGCTAACCACACTTAAGCAGTTAACTATTTTTTGATACTTTCAGCACGAAGTTTCACAACTTTGTTATTTTAATTCCTTACAAAGATATATTTTTTTTAATAACAAAATGTTTTTTTGTTTTTTTTTATAAAAAAACCCATTATCTGTTTTATCAGTAATGGGTTTGAAATAGAATAATCGCTTACTTGATTATCGTCTATTTACTTCTTCTAAGATTAAATCAGCATAACGATATATCATTCTTTTGGAAGTTAAATATAAGTTTCCAAAATCGTCACGACTAACTAAATCTAATAATCCCTTTTCACTTCTCAATTTATCTGCAAAATCTAAAATGTATTTTGTAGAAGTGTCTTTTTCATTTGGCAACCTTCCATCGTGCATCATTCTAAAAATTTCTACACTTTCCCAATTGTCAATCATATTATCCCATTCTGAATGAGATTTATCGACTTTGTATTTTTGAAACAATTCTTCTTTATTCATTTTTTAGTTTTTTTATTATTCAATATACTCAATCGCATTTCCAATCTCCTTTGCCTTTTGAGACTTTATTAAAGATTGCTCCATAAAATCATTTCTCTTGGCAGATAAATGCTCCGACAACTTACGTCTTACATTATTCAATACCTGAACTGTTTCCAATTCAGTAAATTCAAATTCAGCCTCACCAATCAATTCTGCAAATACGCTTTCCGTTCGCTTTTGGATATGCTCCTCTCTGGTTTTCTTTGGGAATAAATTAAACATTTGGAAAGTATTCGACAAAGTTAGGATTGAATACTCTAAAGACTCTCCCATCTTCATGAGTTATTACATAATTCCATTTTTGCAATCCATTAATAGGTTCATTTTCCTCAATGGAAACAATACCATCATAACCAACGGTATATCTACTCCAATTTTCACCTGCTCCATCCCTATCTTGAACACTTCCACATTGGAACCAATCAAATGTCAACATTTTTACTTTATTCATAATTCAAGTTTTAAGTTAGTTTTGTTACTGGCATTGTTTTTCTGCCTCTCTTTAAATTCCCTGCTTATCCACGTCCTTATAAGGCAGCCTTTACTTTCAGGTGTTGTCGAATTAACCGCCCCCTGCAAGAAAATCATTTTCTCTCTCGCCAAATTACTGAATACCGCCCCAAATAAATTTACCTGCTGTGGCATTTCGTATTCCTCCAAATAAGCCTTTTTAAAATCATTCGCATTGAAAACCTTAAATTGCTTTTTTACCCATTCCGTAGCAAAGTTGAATATCTTGCAATAATCTTCCTTATTTGCCATCCGAACTCTTTGTAGAGCTTCTAATTTTGTTTCTTGGTAGTTTTCCATAGCTATCCTAATAAAAGTTTTCCGGCTTTAATCATTCGTTCAGTCAAAAATATCTTGTCCTCAATTGGCACCTCAAATCTAAATTTAACCATACTTGGAAAATCAGAATGACTTGGAATGAATGCCAAATCGTACAATGGAGTATCGCAAATAAATTTGTATTTGAACGGATCATCTTCTGTCAGGTTTTTTTCGATGTAATTTGTTTCATCCAATAACCTACGCATTTCAATCAGGTTTTCCTCCTTTGGTAAGAATGCAATAGCCTCTCCATACTTGGTTCCGTGAATGCAACTATTTGAAATAATTTGCCAATATTCAGTAGCATATTCTTTCTTGAAAATAGCGGTATCTTTTTTCTCCAAACACTTCACATAATCATAGTGATTTGACATTTGATAACATTTCAATTCTGAAATACAACCTCCTTCAATTTCTACTTGAAAATCTTCTGAACCACTCCAAAAGGAATATTTAGGATGAATAGTTG